TCACAATTAAATACACAAACGGCGAGGAAGTCACCTACAACGCTGGACTCCCTGAGTGGGCGAAGTGGGAACGCAAGACTGGCAAATCGATTTATTCTATGAAGGATATTTCGGCCTACCAACAAGCAGACTTCCTCGACCTAGCCTATTTTGCTTACAAGCGAGATGCGGCAGGAAAGCCGACTAAATCTCAGGACGTCTGGGAGTTATCGGTTGAAGAAATGACGATTGGAGATGAAAGCCCAAAAGTTTCGAGTCCGGAAGCATAAACCGCCTCATAATTGAGGTGGCAATAGCAACCGGAATACCGATGTCTGAATGGACTGACATTGACCAAGTATTAACAGCGATAGAGATACTGAAGGAGCGCAAGGGTGGTAGATGAGCCAATATCCTATGACCGGCGCGAGCTTCGCGATATTGCTAAAGCGTTTAAAGCAATGGATGACGAGTCAATCAAACAAGCGAGAAAACTCAGCGCAGAATTGGCTGAATTTGCGGCTGACGAAATCAAAAAAACCGCTTCAACTAGATACAAATCTGGATCAGCGGTTCAGCGGGTTGCGCAAGGAGTCCGAGTTAGAAAATCTTCAGCCATTGGAGAATTTAGTTACGGCTTTGCTTCTCAGCGTTTTTCTGGTGGAGCAACGACACAAACTCTCTGGCCGGGTCTTGAATTCGGATCTAATCGTTTTCCACAATTTCCCCGCAGAAGTCCAAGACAAGGGCGCGGTGCAGCTGGCTATTTCATTTATCCCACACTTCGCAAAATTCAGCCTGAATTAGTGCGCAAATGGGAAGAGGGCTTCGTTTATATCACTAAGGAGTGGGATAGATAATGGCTGGCACAAGAACACTTAAGCTCTCGATTCTTGCCGATGTAGATAATCTAAAAAAAGAATTAAAAAAAGGCGAGCAAGAAGTACAAGGCTTTGGTGGCAAGCTAGAAAAGTTTAGCGCCGCCGCTAAAGCTGCTTTTGCTGCTGCTGCCGTAGCCGCTGCCGCCTATGCTGGCAAATTAGCCGTAGAAGGCGTCAAAGCGGCCATAGAAGACGAAGCTGCACAGAAGCGCCTTGCCAATGCATTAAAGAACGTCACAGGGGCCACAGAAGGCCAAATTAAGGCTATTGAGGAGCAGATACTCAAAACCTCTCTAGCCACCGGAGTGGCCGATGACCAGCTTCGTCCAGCTCTCCAGCGTTTAGCAGTAGCAACGGGAGACGTTACTAAAGCCAATGATTTACTAAGCCTTGCCCTAGACATTTCAGCGGCTACTGGCAAAGATGTTGAGTCGGTCGCTCAGGCGTTAGGTAAAGCCTACGAAGGCAACACTGGCGCACTAACCCGCTTAGGTGTCGGCCTATCTGCTGCCGAGATTAAGACTCTAGGACTTGAAGGCGCAGTAGCCGAGTTAAGTAAAACCTTTGGCGGCGCAGCGGCAACTCAAGCTAATACTTTTGAGGGTCGCATACAAAGACTCCAAGTGGCCTTCGATGAGACTAAAGAAACTGTCGGAGCAGCCCTATTGCCTATTGTTGAGAAGCTACTCAAGTTTATTACCGAGACTGCCATCCCTGCCTTTGGCCGTTTCAAAGAGTCAGCTATTGATCCAGTCATTCAGGCATTCAGAGATAATGAAGATGCTATTCGCGGCCTATTTAGCTTTGCTAAAGACAATCTACTTCCTTTTTTCACAGGCCCGCTAGTAAATGCAATCAAAATTGTTGCAACAGTAGCCTCTGGAATAGTCAGCGCAGTTTCAGTAGCCTTGAGAGCTTTAGAACCAATTATTAACGCAGCCATCACAGGCATTAACTTGGTTATTAAGGGTATCAACCTTATTAAGCCAGGAGCAGATATTCAGCAGATTAGTAAGCTCAATATTGGCAGCTCAAGCGGCACAGGAGCTAACACAGTCTCAACCAGTTCTCTACCCTTCGGCATTACTGCCACACCTAAAGTAACAACACCTGCCACTGGTTCGGCACCAACAACACAGACAACAACAGTTCCAAGCGTAGGCGCGTCAGTAACTCCAAAGATAACTACCCCAGTAGTTCCGGTGACAGTGGGCGCTGGTAGTTTTGATGTCGCCTCATTCCGTCAAGCAGAGGAACGCGGCCGGACAGTTAATATAACTGTCAATGGGGCAGTTGATCCAATTGGCACAGCTCGTCAAATTGCTCAAATACTCAACACTGAAGCCTCAACTGCTGGCACCTTTACTAATCTAGGCGTCTCTCGATTTGCTACAAGGGCTGAGTAATGACTTGGAATCCAAACGCAACAGTCACTATTGGTGGAGACGATTTCACAGGCGAGAGCCTTAATGGAATAGCCATTCACTATGGCAGACCATCAATCTGGGAACAGGCCAGAGCTGGTTACTGCACTGTTGAAATCTTAAACACTACGGATGTCGATAACGCCTTTGAAATTAACGAAGATGTAGTAATCACAATCGAAGACAGTAATGGCGTTGATATAACAGTATTCACTGGCAAAGTCACCGATATATCTAACGCGGTAGTAGCCTCTGGAGAAGTTTTCACAGTCGCAGTTCAAACCATTACGGCAGTCGCTTCCTTCGCTCAAATGTCCCGCGTAATTGTTGGAACGACAAATTATCCAAAAGAATACGATGATGACCGGATAAATAGAATTCTTACCGAAGCTGGCGTAACTATTGATGTGGTGGATACTCCTGGAGTTTATGAGCTAGTCGACAGACCCGCCAACCCAGTAGATGCCTACACCCTCAGCACCTATTACGCTGGGATGTGCTTTGGGTATATGTATGAAACCACTGATGGCAAAGTCGGTTATGCCAACGAATCCCGCCGCACAGTAGATGTTAATGCCAATGGCTATTTAGACATAGACGAGGGTTATATTAACTGGCGCGGAATCAACTCACGTAAGTCAATTAGTGACATTGTTAATAAGGTTATTTTGTTCTATAAGAATTCGGATCAGGTAACTAGCGATGATGCTCCCTCGATAGCCAACTATGGCCTAATTGAGGCCCGCATAGACACAGAGCTTCACAATATGGACGAAGCCCAAAATATTGCCGACCGCTACGTTTCTCTACGCTCTAACCCACAGACTAACTTCTCGAGCTTTAATATCAACTTAGACAACCCGAACCTGACAACTGCCGCGCTTGATGACTTAATAGCCATCCAGATGGGCACAGCGATTCAAATCGATAACTTACCTAACCCAATCTCAGCCATTACTTACACTGGCTTTGTCGAGGGTTGGGACTTGATTATCGACCGCGCTCAAGCCCTTTTGACCATTACCTCATCAGATAGCACTTATTCTGTTGTGCCGATTAGATGGCAGGATGTTGATCCGCTAACTGAGTGGTTAGATTTAGACCCTACTGCGGTTAAGACTACGCGAACTAATCTTGTCAAAAACCCTAGTTTTGAGGTTAATACGGGTGGTTGGAGTTCAGCTTCGGTGACGCAAACTAGAATAACAACGGACTCAGTATTTGGTTCAGCTAGTGACCAAGCTGTGGCAACCTCAATAAATACGAACATTGGCATAGTTTTGACTCGCAGCGCAACTTACGCTATCCCTATAACTCCCGGTAACACCTACAAAATTGACGTATATGTAAAAAGAATTGTAGGAACTCGCACTACAAACTTTAGATTTACGACCAAAGCAACAGCTACCGGATCTACTGGACTTGAAACCTTTACGAGCGGCAATATTACGAGCTCTGGAGTTTGGCAAAAACTATCTATAACCGCTACCCCGACAAATGTAAGTGGAGTTTTTGCTGAAATCTTTATTCGTTTCGGTTCCAGTGGAGCCATTGGCGATACTTTCCTTGTCGATGGAGTTATTTGCGTTCAAGCCTCAACCAACGACTTTTATTGGGATGGCACAAACACCGACATACCAGCCAGCCGCCGCCCTAAGTTAGCCTGGACAGGCACATCAAACGACTCAACCTCAACCGCTCAAGCCTATTTTGGGGATATCCCGACACTCACTTGGGCTAATGTGGATAGTGTCGGACTACCGTAGAATAGGACTCCTATGGCAACTTCAACGAACTATGGCTGGGTTCAGCCCGATGACTCCGACTACCTTAAAGAAGGTGCCGAGGCTATCCGGACTGTTACTAACTCGGCTGATAGCACAGTAAATAAAATCGAAAACTTTAAGGGTGAGATACCTCATCCATTTCTACTGATGGGGGCGTAATGGCTACTACAACTTACAAAATCCTTGGACAAAGCGCTCCAGCGGCAACGACCGAAACCGCGCTTTACACAGTCCCATCCGCAACCGAGACAGTAATTAGCTCATTGGTGATTTGCAACCGAGGTGCATCAGCGGCGACTTATCGAGTTTATGTGGCAGCCAATGGCGCAGCCGCAGCGAATAATCAATATCTGGTCTATGACGCATCAATTCAAGCAAAAGAAACTGTCGCATTAACGCTTGGTGTTACTATGGACGCCACTGACGTTTTGCGCGTTTATGCCTCAACCGCTGACCTTTCCTTCAACGCATTTGGAACCGAGGTCGCGTAATGGCAATTAGCAAAATTGGAGGGACTGGCTCGGATAACTGGGAGCTAATCAGCTCAGTTACGCCAACTGCAGCCACCGCCGCAGTTAATTTCACTGGTCTGTCGCCTTATAAAAAATTAATGGTAGTCGCAAATGGCGTAACTTTGAGTGCAACTAATGAGCTTGATTTAAGAATAAATAATGATTCTGGAAACAATTATAGTTATTCTTATTGGAGTGACGCTCCGGATATTAGAGCAGCTGGTTTCACATCTAAAATAGTTTTTACGCCTAGTTCAACTACTCTTTCGGCTGTCATTATCATAAATAACTGCGACAATACTGGAATTAAAGTAATTGAAAAAGGTTGGGGACAAGAGCCAACGACTGCTGCAACTGCTCAATTTATTGAAGGCGGTATCTATTTGGCCAGCGCAGTGGTAACCCAAATTAACGTAATTACTGATACAACTTACGCCGGAGCGGGAACTTTGGCTTTATACGGCGTAAAATGAAGCTGGCGCAGATCAAGCAGAATAAGGTTGTCGCGTTTTTTGATGACGAGGATGAACTGCCTGATTCCTCTCACTTTGTAAATGTAGATGACAAGCCAGAGGTTCAAATAGGCTGGTCTTATATTGGGGGAGAATTTAGTGCCGAGACTTTGTAAAGCTGGTCAGCAATTACGCGAGCAAATAGATGATGACTATCCTGAGCGCGACAGAAAATCGGATGGCTGGATAGCTGATGCCCGCCATTTTGCTAATGGCAATTCGGATCACATTCCCAAAGATGGAATAGTCCGCGCATTAGATATTGATGCGAATCTCAATGCTCATCCAGAAGAGACTTACGCACTTGTTGAGAAAATTCGCAAGTGTGCTAAGCGCGGAGATAAGCGGATTAAATACATTATTTACGATGGGAAGATAATGAGTCCGCTGCTTAACTGGAAGCGTAGAAAATACAGAGGTAGCAACCC